TTTGATGATGTGCTATCTGTACAACTTGCTCGTGCTCGCTTTGCAATCCTACAGATTCAAGCAGCTGAGAAGTCTATCCAAGCACCTATTGCTATTCCACAAGATGTACAAGAACTTGCTATCGGACCAGATGCGATTATGCGTACATCTAATCCACAAGGTATCCGTCGTGTACCACTAGAGCTACCTGCAGGAGTCTTTACAGAGTCTGGAGTTCTAGAGCGTGAACTACGTCTTGGTGCTCGTTACCCTGAATCTCGTTCAGGAAACATCGACGCATCTGTTGTTACAGGTCGTGGTGTACAAGCCCTACAAGCTGGCTTCGATACACAGATCAAGGCAGCACAGGCACAGTTTGCAAGACTCTTTTCAGAATTAACCAGCATTTGCTTTGAAGCAGATGAGAAGATTTTCGGTGGTATCCCTAAGACAATCAAGGGAAGCGATGACGGCACACCTTATGTGCTCAAGTACATCCCTTCTCGTGATATCAAGGGCGAGTATGGAGTAGATGTCCGTTACGGCATTATGTCTGGTATGGATCCTAACCGCGCCATTATCGCTTTACTACAGATGCGTTCAGACAAGCTCGTATCGCGTGACTATGTACGTCGTGAGATTCCTATGGATCTAAACGTTACACAGGAGGAACAACGTGTCGATATTGAAGAAATGCGCGATTCTTTGCGCGTTGCTGTTGCTCAGTACGCTCAGGCGATACCGGCACTCGCGGCGCAAGGCCAAGACCCTTCACAGATTATCAACCGTATCGCGGCTGTTATCCAAGGTCGCCAAAAGGGACAAGCACTAGAGAACATTATTGAAAAGGCATTTATGCCAGAACCAGCACCAACCCCAGAGATGCCACCTATGGCACCAGGTATGGAGCAACAGATTCCAGCAGCAGGTGTGGCCCCCGCATCTGCCTCGCAGCCAACTCAGGATAATCAAGCTGGTACGGCCCCTGCTGCTGGTCAACGTCCCGATATAGCCCAACTACTAGCCGGCATTACCGGTGCAGCATAAACGAGGGAGGTGTAAATATGAACAAAGGATCTCGCGCAGCAGCGCCAATGTCAAAGCCAGTTGAAGGCAAGAAAGATACTTCAAAGCCAGCAGGCGGAAAAGTAATGCCATCAATGATGCCAGCAGGCCGTCGTGGTACAGCAGTAAAAAAAGGCTAATAATATTAAAGAAAGGCGTACTGGGTGATGAACGAAAAAGATTACATACCTCGCCCAGTGCGCCCCTTTGATTTTGTTGTAGTAGGTGCAGGCTTTTTACACAACTTAGCACAATCATTAGAAACACTAACTGGTGAACTAATGGAATTATCAATCTATCATTCTAACCATAAGACTCAATCCAATAGAGCGTGGGAAGATATGACCGCAGACTTAGAGAAATTACAGGAGGACACACAGTGAGTATGATGAATCCACTTGCAGGTCCAGCAGGTCCTGGCAAATATTCCACACGTACAGATAATTTAGAGCTAGGCTCTACAGCATACGGTGAAGGCGTTGAGACGCAGGCTATTAAGTCAGGTGCTCCGCTTGCAAAGACTGGTGATGTACGAGGCATACCAGCATCAGAAGTACGAGAAATAGCACAAGAACCAGTAACAGAATTATTTGCTCCATCTGCTTATCCAGATCGTGACATTATGTATGGCAACAAGATTGGTCCAGGTCCTGACGCTTCAATTCTTACTGGAGTAAGGCCTGTAGAAAAGATTTCAGATACACTAGCCAAGATGCTTCCATTTGATACAACAGGTGAAATTACAATTCTTTACGAACAAGCCGTATCAAGAGGACTTTAATGTCAGGCCAAAATCTAAAGATAGCGGCAATGCAAGCTCAGCTTAATGATAATGAAAAGAACCAAGTTGATTCTTTGTCAAAACTTGTCGACACTCATAAGTCATTACTTGACCTACCTGCTAAGCAGGCTGTACAAAAGTATTCACAATTACCTCAAGGGCAAAAAGATGCGCTTGTAGCATTTAATGGAACTGAACCTGAGAAGAAGCGTGGTTTCTGGGGAAGTGCTTGGCACTACACAGGTGGCGCTGCATTAGGGGGACTACAAGAAGCCTCTGACTTTATGACACGCCTTTATCGTTTTGGTAAAGTAGCAGAACAGCTAGAAGGAGCGCAGCCAGGTAATCAGTACAAAGGTTTATCTGGCCTCAAAGCCGCTTGGGAAGCAACTGGCGACAACGGTGAGAATGTATTTGACCAAGGCCGTATTGAAAAAGCTAAAGCTAAGTTTACTCCTGATCGCATTAGCGTTGCTATCAAGGCATCTTCTGGCGTTCCGCTAGATGAGATTATCGCCACTGGTACAGAAGCTGAAAGACAGATTGCGGTTAAGGCTTCTAAAAACCAAGACCCATTATTCCAAGATGCTTATGACGCAGTAGCTGCTGCTAAGTTTTCTCCTGGTCGTCAGGTTGCAAATATTCTTCCTGAATCTCTTGAGGGAACAGGTTTTCTCTATAAGGGAATCTCAGGTACTGTAGACGCTTTATATCGATTCCGTACCGATCCACTACTTATTCTTGGTAAGGCTAAGCAAGCCTACGATGCTGCTAACTATGCTTTAATAAAAATTGTTGGAAATAAACAAAAAGTTGATGATGTATTTACTAATCCTAATGTAGTCGGATTTTTTGATGAATACGGTAAAGAACTTAGCAATCTTAAAACAGCACGTGCCTCTAAAGATATTAAAGCAGCAACAGATGCGTCAACTCGCCTTAAGCGTATTGCTCCAGAGTTTGGCCCAGCTGCTATTGATGAGTTTATCAGAGCTGGCGTTAAGGACGCGCCTACTGCTAAGAACTATCTAGCAAATACTGTAGATGTAAAGAAGATTCTTGCAGGACAACCTGCTCGACAGACTCCATTGATTCCACGCCTTGATGCAGCACGTAAAGCACGTATTGCTTTCTACACTGGCGCAAGCAAAGTAATCAATATTGACAAGTCTGGTCGCAAAATCATTGCAGCTTTGTACGGAACTGAACCAGAATACGCAGATATTGCTACAGGTCTAATCAATGACCCAGCAAAAATTGCACAATACGAAGCATTTGTATCTAAGGTCAAGGGACCTAGCGGTGCTATCCGTATGCCACTTGATGTTATCCAAGGTCGTATAGATCGCTTTGCTGCTAAGTTCACAACTATCCCATATTTCAAGGATGGCTTCTTTGATGTAATGTCTGATAACGCATCAGACCAAGTATATCGAGTGGCGCGTCTTGCCAACTCTCGTTATCACAGCAAGATGATTGCAGAAGCATTTGCAGCAGGATCAGAAGGTCAGCGCAAGCAAATCTTTACAGGTCTTTGGAACACAGTTGCAGAGATTCGTGGCGTATCAAAGGCAGCAGCTGGCAAGTCCTATATGGACCAGTTTGCAGGCAAAGGTCTTGAAAAGAAGTATGCAGCAGATATTGTTGTAGACGGAGTAAACAAGGGTAACCCAGCACAGTTCGGTGATCAGCAACTAGCTCTATTCCCATATCAATTATCTTCAGGTATCGCTGTACCAAAGATTACTGATTTAGATAGATTAGCGGTTCGTTCTGGAATTATTAACAGAATACTTGGTCTATCACACCAGCGCTGGGCTGATACTCTTCTATCTGGTTGGGTTCTTGGAACCTTGGCAGGTCCACGCTTTGTTATTCGTAATGCAACGGAAGATTTGATGGCACATATGGCTATCGGTAGTTCTCCTTGGGGAATTGCTACAGGTCGTGCATTTGGTACTCGTATACGCTTATCAAAGGGTTTAACCGCAGAAGATAAGCTAAAGGAAGTTGGCAAGAAGGCTTTTAAGTTAGACTTAGAAGCTGGTGAAGTTGGTGTTATTAACAAATTAGCTCGTCGTAAAGACCTTAAGAAATACGCTACTCAAGTTAGAGAAGCACAGACCCCAGAAGATGTTCGTAAGGTTATGGCAGATGCCGTACTCAACGACGGAATTGGTAAATCTTTAGACAAAAAGGGTGCTGAGTATCTTGCTGAGATTGCTCAATACGGCAACCTTGATGACACATTACGTGCAGTTGCCGAAGGTAGCAAAAATGCTTTACGTGGAGCTGACCAATATATTCAAGCTACTGATGATGTTGCCAAATATGGCAAGATGGCAGCTGTTGAGATTGACGGAGTTGCATATCGTCAGGCTTTAGGTGAGTCAGGCTTTACAGAGTTTAACCCTGTAGCAAATCAGCAGAACCGTATCTCTTGGCTTGTCCAATTAGGCGTATCGTCTACCGATGATCTAGCTCAAATTGCAGTTAAGTACCTTGATGATGAAGTAAAAGCATTAGATGAAATGCGTACTTATCTAGCGAACTTAACAGATGCACAGCGTAGCCGATTCCAGCTGTACGATCCATCTGTTGGTGGAAACACTGCAGTCCACGCTAAGAAGGCATACGACGCAGTGCGTAACCTTTACTCAAAGCGTAACGGCGAAATCAATATGGACCTACTTGGTAAGGTTCGCACCCTTGGTGACGACGGTGAATATGTCGTTTCTACAAAGAACCTAAGTCTTGAAGATTTGCCAAGCAAGATGGATACAAGTCTCACGCCTGAGTTTATCTCTGGCCCTACTCTTGTTCCAGTATCTGATACAGGTAACTTTGCTGCAGATATTACAGAGCGTCTTTGGGATTCTATGGGGGAGGCCAATGCTCGCTTCTCACGTGAACCAATCGTTATCAACGAAATGATTAAGTTCCGTAAAGAGATAGCAGAGTCTGGTCTTGAAAAGCGGATAATGGATTTCCACACAAAGGGTCTCGAAGGAGACGCTCTAAAGGCTGGCACTACTTTAGCCAAAAAGGAAATAGTTGAACTTGCAGAAGAACTTGCAAAGAATAGAGTCCTTGCTTTCGTAGATAACCCAGCAGTTCGTAGCCAATTAGCTATGGCAAGTCGTAACTTTGCTCGATTCTACCGTGCAACAGAAGACTTCTATCGTCGCGTTTACAGAACTGTACGCTACAACCCAGAATCAATCTCACGATTGGCTCTTACCTACGAAGGTGTAGCACATTCTGGATTCGTACAACAGGATGATAATGGGGATTCATACTTCTTTTATCCAGGATTGACTCCTGTATACGCAGCTATGCGAAATGTATCTGAGTTCCTTGGATCTCCAGAGTCCTTTAAGGCACCAATGCCTGTTGAGTTCAGTGGTAAGTTAAATATGCTTACACCATCAATGAACCCAGACTCATTGTTTCCTACATTTGCCGGACCATTAGCAGCGGTTCCAATGAAATTTATCTTTAATGCAGTGCCAGCCTTGGATAAGTTTGAAAAGACAATCCTTGGTGTATATGCCGAAGATCAACCAATGATTAACGCTATATTTCCTGCACACTTAACTCGATTCTTGGCTACATTAGATCGCAATGAACGCCAATCTCAGTATGCTTCAGCTTTCCGTAAAGGAATAACCTACTTACAGGCTGGTGGTCACGGAGTTCAACCAAAATATAATGAACAAACTGGCGAATGGGACCCACCAAGTCCTGCAGAAGTACAAGCCTTCAAGGATAAAGCTAGTGCTGCAACGGTAAGCGTTCTAGCTGTTCGCTTTATATTCGGATTCTTTGCTCCAGCAGCACCTCAAGTAACACTTAAGTCTGATATGGCTGAATGGGTTAAAGAGAATGATCGTGTTAACTTCAAGCAGGTATTTAATAACCTCATTACTCGGTACGACGGAAGCCTTGATAAAGCTATGGGTGAATGGCTACGTTTATATCCAGACCAGATGCCATACACAGTATCTGAGTCAGATGACAACGTAGTTCCTGTAGTACGTGCTGTGGCAGATACTACCAAATGGCTTGATAAGAACTCAGCATT